GAACTTAATTAACGAGTTTGATCTGAACATTGGGTAGCCATCAATACGTGACCATCCAAGGAATTCTAACCAACCTGCTTTATTAACTGTACCACCAGCTGCTTTCATTGTTGGATCAAATGCTTGAATATCAGCATAAGTTTGAGGTTCAGTAACTGCAAAATAATCTGCTGAAGTTGCAGTACCACCTGATAATTTAACAAAAATTCTGTCTGTTAAACCACCAACTTTTTCTCTAACTGGTTGTCCATTTGCATCTAACTTCTCAGCCATAGCTGCTTGAAGATGTGCTGTTAAACCTGAAAGTCCAGCAACAGTTACTTTGAAAACGATAGGTCTTTCATCTTTTTCAGTATCATCTGAAAGGTTATCATATTTAAAGTCAACGAATAAAAGGTCAACTTTAGGTGATGATGAAGGTTTTACTGCGATAAGGTCTAAACCTATTGTTTGTGCAGCAATTTTCATAGATACTGGAAGTAAATTTTGTCCGATATCACCTGAACCTATACCACCTGCGGTTCCTAAACCGTAGTCACCCCATACTAAACCTGGTGTGGTTGATGGTTGTGGAGATGTTACATTACCCATACCGTTAAGGTTACCTAACGTTGAATAAGCTACATTTTCATTCAATGAGTGCATTTCTGCGTACTCAGCCATCCATCCTCTTTTGTAAGCATCTTTCACTCCTAATGAGTCAAGAACTGGAGCCCATTTCTTTTCTGCTTTTTGTTTATCAACTAAATAATTCATTTATTTTTTTTGTTTTTTTGAGACAATTTTATGTCTTGTTTTAATTTTTAGTCTTTGAATATATATTTGTCAAAAAATGTCATTTTTTTCCATTTTTAACCGTTAAGTCTTTCAAAGACAGCTTTCATTCTTGCCAACTCTTCATCAGAGATTTTAACATCACTAACTACTTTGTTTTCGTTTAATACTTTTTTAGCAGGTTTTTCGTTTGTGTACCTTTGTAAATCACGACTATTCCAGAAACTTTCAAACTTTTGTTCTGTATTCAAATTAGGGAATAATTTTGCTTGATTTAACACACTCTGTTGAACTTTTGGTTCAAGTTTTTCCCAGATTGCTGTTAAGTCTGTAGGCATAGCATCAATTAACATATCATTAAATGTCTTTGTTTTTGGAGACAATGCTTCATTAATTTTTGCTAATACTTGTGATTCTGTTGTGTATTTACCTTCGCTCTCTTTTAATGCGATATTTACTTTTGCTCTATCCTCTTGGGATAAGTTGTAGTAAGCGGCTTTCTTCTTTTCTGATAAGAATAGTAAGAAATTGGGTTCGTCTTGTTCTGAAGCCTTACGTTTTTTAGTTTCGTATATAAGACGTGATATATTATCTTGTAAAGATTTTTCTGAATTATAAATCTTGTCACCTAATCTAGTAACTTTAGATTCATGAATTTCAATTGGTTCTTCTTGTGAATCTAGTTGTATAACAACTAATCCGCTTTGTGGATTGCTTGCTAATACTTCACCTGAACTATCACCAACAGCAACGATTTCACCTGGGGTTAAACCACCTTCAACTTCAACTGGTTCTACACCTGGTTCTTCAATTGGAAGTTCACCTTCAATTGGTTCTTCAACTGATTCTTCACCTTCAATTGGTTCTTCAACTAATTCTTCACCTTCAACTGGTTCAGCTACTGGCTCAGATTCAACTGCTTGTTCACCACCACCAATTTCTAATCCAGTAGTTGCAACATTACCTGTATCGTCTGTTTTATAATACTGTTCAGTATCTGTAATTGCATAATCTTCTTCTGTTATCAAATCAAAAGACTCATTTAATTTGCCACCTTTTTTAAGTTCTGTGGTAAGTTTTTTTGTTGATTCTACAGTTTTATCAAGACTTTCAGCAATATAATTTGTGTATGCCATTGAATCGTCAAGATTTTCTGCAATATATTCTGAGTAAGAAATATTATTATCTACATGCTCAGCGATATACTCTGAATACTCAATTGATTTATCAAGATTTTCTGCAATATATTCAGTATATTCAATTGATTTATCAAGATTTTCTGCGATATACTCTGAATACTCAATAGATTTATCTACGTTTTCTGCAATATACTCGGTATAATCAATTGATTTATCAAGATTTTCTGCAATGTATTCTGAATAATCAATAGTTTTATCAAGATTTTCAGCTAAATACTCTGAATACTTAATATTTTTATCAACATGTTCAGCAATATATTCTGAGAAGTCGATATTTTTGTCTAATGTTTCAGCAATGTATTTGCTGTAATCAATAGTTTTATCAACATGTTCAGCTAAATATTCTGTGTAGTTGATAGATTTTTCAAGATTTTCAGCCAAATAATCGCTATGTGTTGCTAATTCTGAAGTAGTTTTCTTTAACGAAATGTTTTCGTTTACAACTATTTGCACTTTTTCAGCAAGATAGTCTAAATACTTTGCGATTTTTGATTGAGTTTCTTGCATTTTTTCGTAATATTCAAACATAACATTAAGTTTACTAGGTTCAAATTTACCATCACCAGTTTTAATTTTTTCATTGATTTCGGTTTTAAACTTTTCTATCTCTTCTGTAAGATATTTTGAATATTCTAACATTTGGTTTTTAGTTACCATTTCGTCTTTATTCATTTCAAATAACTCATTAATTTTTGACTCATCGGATAAATCATATATCCTAAAGTTTGCACTTTCGTTAAATCCAAGTGACTCATTTAAAGACATTACTTCCATTCTAGCAGAACCAAACCCTGGGTCCGCAACTGCATCGTAAGTAAATAATTTCTTAACTGTTACTGTACCATCGCTTTCAGTTACACCTGCTGCTCTTGATGATACAAAAATAGGACAACCATCATCTACTAAGGCTTTTGCCTCTTTACCCCAATGTGTATTTAATAGTCGAATAGTACCTTCAACAAGATTTCTTTCCTTGTTGAATGTAATACTTTCTATTAAGTGGGAAACTCTAGATAATGATGTGTCAAATACGTCTGGGTGGTCAAACTCACCATAAACTACACCAAGTTGAGCTTTACGGTTGTTAAGTTCTTCCATATGTGGAAGGAATTTGTCGGCTGTATAAATTCTATCATTACGGTTTTTTACGTTAAATTCCGTAAAAGTACCTCCTAATATATACTTACCTTCTTTTTTCGCTTCTTCGTTTAGTTTTGTTAGTCCATCCAAACAATGTTCGACAATTAGAACAGGTTTTTTTGACATATCTTTTTGTATTATTTTTAATGTATATATTACACTTGAAATTCGTGTTTTTTCCATTTTTGCATAAAAAAAAACCACATTAAAAATGTGGTTTTCTTTTGTTTAAGTTATCTAATATTATAAAATATTGATTAAATCATCATCATTCCCTCCTTTTTTAGATTTTACTTTCTTTTTTTCTTTCTTTGTAATATGTTTTTTTTCTTCAACCTTTTCAACTTCATCATCAAAATTAAAATCATCATCTAAATCAACATCAAAATTATCAATATCTTCATCAATTTTTTCATCACCATTAAATAAATCGTCATCAATCTCTTTAATAATTGTTGTTACCGTAACTTTAACTGGTGGGTCCTTTATTTCTTTAATAACGTCATCAATTTTTTCATCTTGAGATTTAGTTTTAAATGGTTCAATTTTTTCGTCAATTATTTCTTCAATTTGATCATCAATTTCATCCACAAACACTTCACCATCTAATGATATATAATGTGATTTATCATTTTTAACAATTTCGAGTACACCATCTTCATAATCTACTATTTCTACTGATGTTAAATCATAAATGTTGTTTGCTACTAGAATTGCTTTAATTCTCCTATCCATAAAATTATATTATTTTTTAAAATTCTCCTTGTGGTCCGCCTTGTGCTTGCCCGCCACCTCCTTGTGCTTGTGGACCTAAATCTTCTCCTCCACCACCGAAGTCCTCTCCTCCGCCACCGAAGTCCTCTCCTCCGCCACCGAAGTCCTCTCCTCCACCGCCGAATTCATCTCCACCGCCTTCACCGCCAGAACCACTTGAGCCTCCGCCTTCACCAGCATCACCGCCTCTGAGTTTATATTTTTCATTTTCAGCAATATCAGCATCTGTAAATTTCATAATATTTCTTACAATCCATTCAATACTCAAATAAGGATTACCTTCTGAATCCTGCAAGTTTGTTGATAATGTTGATGCTATTTCAGATCTCTTTGCCAAATTATTTAAAAATTTCCATTCTTCAAATAAATCATTAGAATTGAACTCTATTCTAATAAAACTTTCAAATAATTTATCATCTACTAATTCAGGAAAATCTAACACCATTTGAATTTGTAATGGTTTTAATATTATTTCTTTGAACATAGTTCTAATTCTAGTGATATAATTTTTAAATCGAATCTCATCTCTTGTAATATTAGATGTATCATCATAATAACCACCACCACCTGATTCTTCTTCAAATCTACTGAATGGTAATTTTGATGCTCTTTTAAAATTCCTCGCAAACCAACTTAATACCTCATCTTCATTTAATGAAGCCTGTGCTGGTTGAATAATATCCATTTCAGGTTGTCCTTGATCACTTGATGGAAACCAATAATCTTTTGAATGTGGTATTTTTGTTGTTCCATTAATATAAACTTCACCAGTTCTATTGTCCCATTCAATATCTTCATGGTATTCGGACATTAACTGCAATATTTGCTGTTCTGCTTGTTGTCTTGTTAATCCTCCAACTGGTATAATAAATTTCTTATAAATAGCAGCTTGATTAATATTATACATCAATCTTGTTTGTTCTAACAATTTAAGTTCATTATAAGGTTTAATTAAACCTTCAACATATGATGTTTCATCATATTCCATGTTATTTGAATATGAAAGATATATAATATTTGTATCTAATAAAACTCTTCTTAATTGTGGAACATCTGGATTTTGAATCCAAACTAATGTTGAACTACCTGGCTCAGTAGCAATAATAAGTGTCAAAGGATCCAACAAATTTAAATCTATAATGTTCTTTTGTTTATCATCATACACAATTTCAAACGCCATAAATCCATCAATAAGAAAATGTTTCATAAAATTCCAAGCTTTTACACCATCATTAAATCCGAAACCATTGTAAATTTTTCTAAAATTTTCTTGAAATTTATCTCTAATTGTCTGATCATAAGATTCTGGCAAATCTATCATTTTACAAAAATAATTATTATCATTATAAATAATTGTCTCATCTGATATTCTAGTAAGATAATCTTTAATTTCTTCTTTTATTGAATATTGTCTTAATATTTTTCTTTTATCTAAATATTTTCTATCTAAATATGCGATTGACTTCTGTTCAAGGAATTTAGATACAATTTTCTTAGTAAATAAGTCGTACATATTTGTACCAGGATCATTAATCATACTATCAGTGTCCTCAAAAGCACCTATTGCCTGACTATTTCTAACAACCATGTCATCTGTATCTTGACCCCATTGTGATAATCGTCTAAGAAGTTTATTTGTAAAAGTTCTATTTGGGTTTCTACCAAATTCGTACATAGAATTTGGCTGATTATATCGATTATATGTTGATTCATTAAGTCGATTATATTGTTGCTTAGCCATTAAATTATCTTAATTTTCAATTATATATTATTATTTGTGTTCCCTATTCATCAAACAGTTTTAAATTAGCTTCAAAGTTTCTTAATGCTCTATAAAATAACTCTACATCCTTCTCATATAATTCCAACAATTCTTCATATTTTTCAATCTTACTTTGCATTTCCAACCTAATATTTTGATCATCTATCGATTCTAAAGTATCTAACATCATCCTCTTATTTATATATTTGGTGTCTAAAAATATAAATCTATCAAGTATTGTTGTTGATACCGCATATATTTGCTTTATTTTTAACACATCAAAGCCAGTTAGGGAGTATTCTTTACGACCATTTGTCTGCAACCATCTATAAACATTTTCAATTCTTGCATCAAGACTTTCTTCTTCTAAAACGTTTTGTATATCCCTATTCTTATCAACATAACTTTTATTTGTTTTAAATAAACTACTGACAAACAATATCTTATACTGATAAGGCAAATAATCAAAATTGATAGCATATAAGATATTCTTATTATCTTTTACTTTATATTCTAATGATAAAATTGGACACCAAATTTTATTACCGTTATAATTATACTTAATAATATAAAAACAACCTTTTCGTAACTTATTAACATTAGTTGGTCTTATTTGCCATGTAGGTTTTTTAAATGCGGTTTGAAATATTTGGGCAGTAGAATCATCACGCAACACTTTTATATTCTTACTGTATTGACCCATTAATGCACGAACTTCTTCTTTAAATTCCATGCTCTATATATTTTATTTGTTTGGAATTAAACCTCTTTTCTTTAAATCATCTTCTGTAATAATCACAAATTTCATATTTCGTCTATCACACCATTCTTTAGCATACGCCCATTTGTGTAAATTTTTCTTATACATTCTTAATGAATATTCATAATTTTCAAGTAATTTTAAAGTTTGTTTTTTTGGTTTACCAGGTGGTAGTGTATCAGATTTAGGTTTTACCTCTATAATAAGTCTATCATAAAATTCAGGATCACCATTTTTTGTCATCTCTAAATAAAAATCTGGATAATATCTATGTATTTCTGTTTGTCCAATATCATTAGTAATGTGATATGGTATTTCAATTTCTTCAGAACTCCATCGTCTAACTTTTTCATTTAAATCACACCATCTACAAAATGCAAATTCCCAAGAACTCAGGAATTGTATGTTTGATGGATCACCTAAATATTTTTCTACATTTTGAAGAACATATTTACCTTGGTGATATTTCTTTTTACTCGAAAATTTTGCTCGATTCTTGCCCATTTTTATTTTTATAATATTTTTTAATATTATCATCTTTCCAAATTGGTTGTATATTATCCAATGAATTAACAATATTTTGAGGTGTATTTTTATCAAAAAAACACACTTCTTTTATATGATCGATTTCCCATATGGTACCATAATTTTCCCAATTCATTCCTATTAAAAATTGGTTTTCAATATGTTCTTTTAATTCTAATGATGAATATCCTAATATATCTATTGTTTTTTCTTTTTTTATATAAATCATTCTTTTAATAGTACCTTTTAATAACTCTCTCCAAGCATAGATATGTGGGGTTCTTTTTCTATCATTTTTCATATAATCTCTTCTATATTTTTGATATTTTTCTTTATTATCTTTTACCCATTTCTTAACTGTTTCTCTATGTTTTTCTTTATTTTTTTGATAATATACTCTAGATCTTTGTTTACACTCTTCTATATTTTCTTGATAATATGCTTTGAACTTTTCTATATACTCTTCTTTATTTTCCTGATACTTTTCAGAATATCTATTTGATATTTCTTCTTTATTTTCTTTATAATATTTCTTATTCCTATCATCTATCTCTTTTTTATTTTCAAGATAATATTTCTTTTTCTTTTTTTTAATTCTCTCTTTATTTTTCTGATAATATTCTTTACTATAACTCATTCTTTTTTCTATTTCTTTTTATTTCCATTTGAACGATTTTTGCCCATTCTCTATTTTATCTAATTTTTCTTTTCTCAATTTATTCTCTTCTTTATCACTTAATAATTCGTTAATGTTCTTCTCGTTATACACCTTTCGGGCTTCCTCTATTTTTTCAATATTTTCTTTACTTAACTTACTAGTAGTGCCTCTGGGCGTTTGCTGTCTTGTCTGATTATCCACTGCATCACTGGATCATCATCGAATGCCTCGGCGAGGGTATCTGCTAATACTGGTATGTCCTTTATGGTTGCTTTTCTGATCTCCATTTCTATCCTTCTTGTATTAGGTATCACGTGAACTGGTACATCTGTTAAACTAATCGATATGTACTATAATGCGAGACGAGAGTAAAAGGCATATTATACTTTGCACGTTCATGTTAAACGATAAACATGAAGGGATGGAATGGAAAAATCCTCAGAGTAGACCTAACAAAAGGAACATCAAAGATAACAACCTACACTGAGGATATAGCCAAACGCTTCATCGGAGGAAGAGGACTCGCAGTAAAACTCCTATGGGATGAACTACCCAAAGGAGCAGACCCTCTCGGACCAGAAAACATGCTCATATTCGCGGCAGGACCCTACACCGCCTACACAGTACCAAACAGCGGCAAAATGGTGGTAGCCGCCAAAAGCCCCCTCACAGGAGGCTATGGCGACGGAAACCTAGGAACCCGAGCAGCGGTAAACATGAGGAAATGCGGCTTGGACGCAGTCGTAGTCACGGGCAAGGCAGAGAAACCAGTCTACATCTCAGTGGTAGATGATAAAGTCGAGATACTGGACGCCACCCACCTCTGGGGCA